GCAGTGTCGTTCTCTTTGTCACACAGGTTCAGACTGATAGTGCCGTCTTCAGTAGAGACAAAGGAAAGGTCTGGAAGACTGTAGACACCTGATGCTTTCTGGAGTTGAACAAGATCCTCAGATGACAGGGCGAACTCCATGTCAGCACCAGGGAACTTGACATCACGATCAGGAGCAGACTTCAGGGTGATCTCAGGATCGGAGAAGTAATACTTAGCAGAGCGACGACCACCACGGATGGTGACATACTCTTCGTTGTCAAAGTTCAAACCAGGATCTTGGAACAGACTCAGACCCATAAGGAACTGACCGAGATCATAGATGCCACAGGTCTTAGGGAACATCTCTGGAGATGTGTACTGGGCAATCATGTTCTCACCGACACTGATTGTCTTCAACACATTACCCTCACGGATCATGATCGATCCATTGATTGTCGAGAAGTTCTTCAGGACAGATGTAGTTTGGGGCGTAAGTGATAGTTGACTCATCGATTAGGGTACTCCTCAGTGATAGATGATTTATCGGAAAAATGTAATAGCAGCAAAGCGTAGTGTAGGATCTTTACGATATCACGACGGGCAGTGCCTTTCTTGTCATACCGTGAAGCATACTTGAGGATGTTACCTCGGCAGAATGCTTCAGCATCTCCACACGCTTCGATAAGGTCTAGAGTTTGAATGCTGTCGTTGCCAGCAGAGTAGTGTTGGTTGTAGGTACTTGAAATGTAATCACGTAGCTCTGTCAACAGAGCGTCTTCATTATATTTGAAACTCATATCATTCAGAAAAGATGGTCTCCAATTCGTCATGATAGCATTCAATGACGTTACCGTCAACATCCTGGAGGAATAGTTTCAAACCTTTACCGTCCAGGATTTTACCAGACCGCCCATCTTTGAGACGGGCGATGTTACCACGATAACCATGGAACTCTTGTTCTTTAGCATCGATGTGGGATTGTACTTCAGTAATCATATCTTCTAGTTCAGGAATGTTGTTACAAGGGTCAGACATTTTCTTCTTCCTCCGTGGGTTCTACTTTGTCGTCGATTTTTTCGTATAGGGACAAGAATGCTTCCTTGGTCTCGTCATCAAAACGATTGACACAAGACTCAATTGCTTTCATTCTCTTACCAAAGATTTTATAAGCGTTGATAATGTGAACGAGGCGGCGGGTACTGATTAACTCATCAATGCCACCATCGTTAAAGGTCTTACGAATAATGTCGGACCAGTCAACCAGGCGACTAACAAACTCATCGTCACTACAGAGTTTGCCGAGAATCTTTGCCTCAATAGCAGGGGTAGGATACTCTTGCTCGAAGGTGAGAGCGAAACGCTCAAGGAATGCTTCGTTCAAAACATTGGTGCCAATAAAGCGACCGTCGTCAGAACCTTTACCCTTGGTGTTAGCAGTAGCAACTACTGTAAAACCAGGAGCAGGATTGACATAGCGACCAGTCTTCTTCAGGAAGACACCTTTACCTTCAAGGATAGACTGGAGACACAGGATCTTGTTTGATGCCAGGTCAACCTCGTCTAGAAGCAACACAGCTCCCCTCTCCAGAGCTTCAATGACTGGACCATTGTGCCACACAGTGTTGCCGTCAACCAAACGGAAACCACCAATAAGATCATCTTCGTCGGTTTCAATTGTGATGTTTACACGGATCAACTCCTTATTTAGGGCAGCACATGCTTGCTCTACCGACAGAGTTTTACCGTTGCCTGACATCCCAGTGATGAAGCAGGGATAGAAAATACCCGAACCGAGAATTTTCTTAAGATCAGTAAAGTTACCAAAGGGAACAAATGAATTGTCTTTCTGAGGAACAAGGTCGGTAGGAGCAGTGATGATCTCTTCCAGTTGATCACGTGTCTCTTCAATGGTCAGGTTCCACTTACCACGACCAGACTTGTAGGGTTCCATACGATTACGGATAGTGGCATAAGAATAACCCATGTGCTCAGCACCTGCCTGGATAGCAGCAGTACCAACCTCAGTACCATAGTTCTTCTCGATGTAAGAGAAGAGTTGGATCATGTCGATTTGAGCGGGACGTGGCATTTGTTTGTTTGTTGATGAATCAAGTATAGGGCAGCCCCTGGCAGAGTCAGGGGCAGAGTGGACGGTTTAAGAAATGACTGAGGCGAATGAAGAAAGGATCTTTTTGTTGGTGGTCTTTGCCTTGAGCATGGTACGGAATGACTTACTAATCTCAGTCTTCTTAGCACCCTGTTCGACATCAAACTCTACATCAGATGACAATGTAGTTTGACCCAGAACATAGAGAGAATCATAACCCAGACCATGGAGTTCCCAAGACTTGAACTTCCTCCACTTCTTCATGATTATATCATGATCGTGCTTCCAACCATGGATTGCTTTATACAGCACACCAAAGTCATTACCATTACCAATACGGAAACCAATGAAGTTAACCTCGGGGAAATTATCTTTCAGGTTCTCCAGCAGGATAGCTGTGAGACCGTTCTCTGCTTGCCAATCAAAGGGTCGATAAGTTCTACCCAATTTACGATCACGAAGACAGCAGTTACAACTGACACTACGATTGCCAATGTAACCATCTCGAATATCCAGAGCAACATCGTAACTGATGTTATTTGCTTCACCATCAGTAAGAATACAGACGTTGACTTTCTGGAGATCGTTATTCTTTTTGAAGTAAGGGATAATAGTCTTGAGAGAAATCAGACTTTCGTTGAGAGGAGTGCCTGACAGATCTAGACCCAGAGGGTTGTGATAGTAACTAGCACAGTGGGTGTAGTAAGAAGCAAGACGATACAAGTGCTTGAGACTAAGATCAAAACTCTTACTGTTACTACGTGAGGTTGCCAGGTTCAGCAAGTGGAATCTCTTGTTAATAGAAAGACTGTTGTGCTTTCGTTCGTAGGCATACTCCTGGTCACCACATTCTTCTCCAAGGAAGATGTTGTCATTCCATTCATAGGTGAAAGCGTAAACCTCAAAAGGAATCTGTACCTTACGGCAGAACCAACAAAGGTTGATCAATTGCTTAACCGTATCCATGAGAACTGTTCCCATAGATCCAGACCAGTCAAGAACAAAGATCATCCCATGATTTTTACCATCAGGAAGAACTGTTACTTTCTTGAAGAGGTCGTCATTATACTTATAAGTATGAAGTTTTGTAGTGTTCAGTACACCTGTCTTGGATTCACCAGTACGAGCATAAGCATCAGCAGACTTCTTACACTCAAACTCTTTGACAAGATAGTTGACTTCTTTCTGGGATTCTTTCTTGAATTGATTGTAGTTACTATCAACTGCCTCAAAGAGATCTCCCCAATGTTCTTTACGAGTCTCGTTCAGATCCTCCCAGTATTTGGCGATGTAGTTCTGAAGTTTATCGTAGTCAACAACAACTTTGTCAATCTCAATTTGAGGAACCTCAAGGTACACTGGTTCCTGAACATAGTTGCTGTGGTTGGTCAGGTCTTCTGCTGCTTCATCAAAAGCTTTCTGAGTTTGTGACTCATAGCTGTCACCCCCTTGCTTACCCTGTGAAACTGTTTCGATATCGGTTTCAGTATCACCACTATCGCCAGAGTCTTCATCGGAATCATTGTTTTGCTGTGTGTTTTCTACATCGGATTGTACTTCTTCAGAATCAGACTCCTGTCCGTCGTCCTCAGAAGATTGTGGCATACTAACAGATTGTGTGTCCTCATTCTGTAGGTCAAGATACTCTTTCAGTTCACGACACAGATCCAGGACTTCCTTGAATGTTTCTACATTGGATACCTTGTCAACAAAAACTTGTTCCTCTGTAGAGAATGGGATACAAGCATAGGCACCAATCTTGAAGTGGAGGTTGATACGATCAATAAGATTGAAGTCACCAAGATCACGACCTAGGATCTCAAAGAAGTCCTGTTCGTTGAGTTCTTGGTAACCATTGTAGAAGTCTTTGTTGAGACCAGCGTACTTACGCTTCATTAATTTCTCAATACGAGCGTCTTCTACAACATTAATAAAGTCTTTAGGAATGTCAGCATCCCACATGTCAGCAGGTGTGTACAAAGCATGTCCAACCTCATGTCCTACCAGCAGGTCATAGACAACGTTGGATGCTCTGTCCCACAGAGGCAGCGTCAGGACACGACGGATGACATCAAAAGAAGCGGTGCTCACCTTACGGTGCTCAACAATCAAGTTCTCTGTAGCGAGCAGACGTGCTAGGTTTCCCCGAATCTCCTGTGTGATCATGGTTCCTCTCGGTTGATGAACATACTATAAAACCCCCTGGCGTTGCCAGAGGGTCTTAGTGGACGGTTTGTCAATCGGTTTCCGCCAAGGATAGGTTCACAACGCTGAAGTTCTTTACCTTCTCAAATTTAAGAGTTCTATCAAACTTACCTTCTAGACTCTCTTTATGACTGATGACAAATACATTTGTATTATCATCAAAGTTACGAAGGATCCAACCTAGTTCGCTACTACCATTCTGATCCAACGAACCATCAAAGATCTCATCTAGGATCAATAGGTTAGTATCCACAGAATTCTTGAGCTTAGCAACACTACGCCAAGTAAGCAGCAGAGCAAGATCAATACGAGATTTCTCTCCTTCACTAAAAGATTCGTAGGTAAAGATGTCTCTGTATCTAGATTTGATAGTCTCTTCAAAGTTCTCATCGAGAGTAAAATTAACATAGAAATCCATTCGCCTGAGATAATCTCCGATGAGTTTATTCATCGCTGGCAGATATCGTTTGATAATTCTACTCTTGATTCCGTTGTCCTTAAGCAGTTGACCAGCAACTGTTAATGTATCTTTATCTTTCTTAGATGTGATAAAGTTATCTTTGATCGTGTTCTTCTCAGCAACATAGGCAGACAGTTTTTCAAACTCTGCTTTCTTGCTACTGGTAGGAGCATTGAGATCTTCAATCTCTGCTTCTCTATTACTAATCTGCTGATCTATAGAAGACACTTCATAGTTCAGTTGATTGATAGTAGAGTTGATCTCCACAATCTGTTCGGACAACTCCATGAACTTTGATTCACGTAGTTCCTCTTGCTCGATAGACTTCTCAAGATCATCAAAGCCTTTTTCTAAGGTCAGTAATTCTTTGTCACCCTCATCAATCTTTTGATCTCGGAAGTCCTGTCCAATCTCCTGTGTACATGTAGGACACACTTGATTGTTGATAAAGAAATTAGTCTCTTTCTTACAAGTATTAATTTTTTGTTGAATCTTTACTCGAAAGGTATTGAGTTGTTTTAGTTTCTTTTTATTATCAGCAAGAGTTTTCAACTCATCATTGTAGTTAGCAAGAACTACAGTATGATCAGCAGCAGTTTTCAATGCTGTTGCTTTATCAACTCTCAAACTTTCTATGATTGCTTCTTTCTTTCCAATCTCAGATTTAGTTTTCTTCTCCAACTCCAGCATGTAGTTCTTCTGGAGTTCGATCTTGTCTGTTGATAACTTGAGTTGATATTCTAGTTCCTTAATCTCCCCATTGTTGTCACGTACCTTGTCTTTCAACAGGGTGTTCATGACAGAGAAGATTTGGATGTCTAGAATGTCTTCGATGATTTCACGACGTTGAGCAACAGGCAGACGCATGAAAGGAACAAATGTAGATGAACCAAGAACTACAATCTGTGTGAAAGATTTATAGTTCATCTTCAGGATGTTCTGCTCCAGAAACTTCTGGTAGTCTACTGCTGTTGATGACTGGTCAAGCATCTGATCATTCTGGTAGATCTCAAACGTATTAGGTTTGATACCACGGATGATCTTAAAATTGTTTTTACCAATACTAAACTCAACCTCCACCTCACATCCCTTCTCATTGATGCTGTTTACCAGCATCGGTTTGTTGATCTTCCTAAACGGTTTACCAAACAAAGAGAAGGTCAATGCGTCAAGAACGGTGCTCTTGCCAGCACCGTTAGACCCGACGATCAAATTAGTTTTGTGTGTTGTTAGATCCACTTCTGTAAAAACGTTACCTGTAGATAGGAAGTTTTTCCAGCGAACCTTTTCAAATACAATCATTCTGAATCTTTAGGTGGGATCAAAAAATCATCTTTAGTTATTATAGCATACTTCTGAAATCTGTCCTCACAAGCTTTGATGATTACTTCGTCATCAATCTCTACAACCTGGAGTGATGGATTGCTATCATCCATTGCCATCATTCCGTTGTACCTTGTGGCATCGTCAGCATCCTCAAAGATAGGGATGATCTGATCCTCAAATTCGTCGAGGACAGAGAACACCCCTTCAATTTTATTAGCTAACGTGAGAATGTACATTAGGCAACTTCACAGCTCTCAATATATAGGGACCTCATCAGCTTCTTAAGTTCGGTTTTATCTACTGCCATTTCAGTTTCATCAACGTATTCATTGAGAAGCGTCATGGTGTCTTTGACTTCCAAACTTACTTCACTATCATTGTCATCTTCAGCAGCAAGAGTCTCTACAATCTTGATGTCATGTACTCCAAGATCATACAAACGGTCTACCAAAGACTCGAACATATAATAGTCGGTTTTCTCTTCAACGACAATCTTGATGTACTTGTCAGCGTACTGATTGATATCAATCTTATCGTAGTTCTCTAGTTTATCGTTGTAGAAGATCTTGTCAAAAATTTCGTATGGATTCTTGACTCTCTTCAGTTTGTTGGATGCTGGTTCATAGAGATGGAACCCACGTTCATCCTTGTAATCGTTCCAGAACATCTGGTAAGGGTTACCTAGGTATGTGATGTTACCCTTCTTAGACTTGTGATGGAAGTGACCAGAGAACACTTGCTTGAACCGCTTGTAGATCTTAGGGTCCATACCATGCTCCATCTTGAGACCAGGAGTTACTTCAAACCCGTCGAGTTCAAGGTGTCCCATGACGATCTCGGCATTTGTACTTTCGAGATGTGATAGCGTTTCTTCTTGGTTCTCTTTATTGATCCAAGGGACAAAACAAATTGGCGTATCTTCAATGTAAGTAGTAGTAACTCCATTGTATACCTGAATATTCTCATAGTCTTTCAGCAACAGTTCAGGGGAGTTGATCTCATTGGTGTTCTTATAGTACACACAATGATTGCCCAAGATCATGTGGACAGTGATGCCCATATCACTGAGACGATCAAAATAAGTCCTACGAATACGACTCCAGACATTAAAATCAATGCTTTTCCTGTTGTCAAACGTATCGCCAAGATCAATGATTGTTTGGATTCCCTTTCTTTCAAGCGTTGGGAAAAAGATTTCTTCGTAGAATTTTTCAAAATATTTCCAGAATGCTAGGGAACCTTTACGACCATCTAAGTGCTGGTCTGTAATCAAAGCAACGGTCACAGTTTTACACCCATGCTTGAGTTAGTGACATACGTATGCTCTTCTAGTGTACCATCTTGTAGACACATGAGATGCCAACGTGTAATTTTTTCTACTCCTTCTCTAGTGCCACCAGTAAGGAAGTGAGCACCATAGAAAGGTTCTTTCAAGATAGAAGTGAAGAGACCAAAGCGTGTCTCTTTGATGTAGAAAGCATCATCAATCCAAACCTGATCCTCAGGAATGTTTGGTTCAATCGTCGGATTCTGTCCGAGACTCGTCAGAATCGTTGCCTTCTTTTTTGTCTCCGTCTTTTCCATTTTTATTGAATCCAAAAGGTCCTACTTTGTTGTCTGCTCGTTCTTTCATTACGGCACCTGTTAGTGCTTCCATAACTTTGAGAACATCCTCTGCTTTAGTGGGTCCAGGACCCATACGATCAACCACGTAATTATACTTGGCAAAGAATTCATCCGAGACTACTTTGTAGTCTTCAACTGTAATTGGTTCGTTCTTCATCGGTTCATCCTGATCTCAACGTTTTCTTTGATACTACCCATGTCAGCATAACTGGAGTTCATATCATTACCATAGTCATCTGTGTGCATGACATGATCGAAACCAGTCTTCTCCAAAATCTTTTGTTTGATATCGTTCTGACGTTTCTCCTTTTGAATCCTACGAAGGAAAGCGTAGTAGATAATCTGAGTGAAGTAAGCAAAAGGGTTCTTTGATTTTTCAGGATCAAAGTTATTAATATACTGAACACAGTTCTCTACACCATCGGAGATCATATCTTCACGAAAGGTATAGTTTACAAAGTTTGGTTTATAAGAAAGATGGGTAGCGATCTTAAGAAAACAATCACCGATGTAATGAGGGATCCTCGGACGTGTCTTATCCTGCTCTTCTGCTTCACGGACTTTATTCTTAAAGACAGTGATTGCTTCCAAGAAGTCTTTGTTGTTAACGTAATACTCTGTGTTCTTCTTTGACATAAGACATGTTTTGATTTGCTTACCGTATAGACAGTATAGTACATGACAGGGTTTCTGTCAACCAGCTTGACAGATCCTCAGAAACTCAGTACAATAACTCTGTCAAGGGTTAAGAGAGACATAGCTTTTAGCTAGTCTTATAGATCTTCTCTAGTGTTTTTTTCATGTCATTGACAGAACCTAGATAACCCATCTTCTCATTGAGTTTAGATGCTTCTACTTTACCAGTAGAATCTTCTTCCTCAACTCCATCTATAGTAGATAGATAATAGCGTTCGATCCTTCTGTCTAGTTCCGACATTGTTAGTATCCTGTCCATAGACAAGATAAACATATTATCGTAAGTGGAATGAATCCAATCTACTAAAACAAATCCCTGTACTAGTTCACCATTCTTACGAGACTTAACTGGTTCAACTTTCTTAGGATTCTCAATAAGCAATTGGTCTTCATCTTTCATGTAACAAACTTTGGCAACTATCTCTTCACCAGTTGTTAATTTAATTGTTGAATAAAATTCTTCTTCCATATTATTTTAATTTGATAGGTATTACTTCATACTTAAAGTTTTCCTCCTGGTAGATCTTGATCCGTTCTGTCAAGTGATTGAGTGTGTAATTGGTTCTACTATTGGAAGAGATATCGTCAGCGATATCGTATAGTGTTGCTATGTCTTTGCCTTCGCCTTTCCTGAGGACACGCCCGATAGACTGAAGATTACGTACCCGTGACTTACTCGGGGAAGCAAAGATGATATTGTGTAAACGTTTGATGTTGATGCCAGTAGAGAAAGTGCCATAAGAAGCAATGATGATGGCGTTGTCCTGAGTCTCCGTAAGTCTACGAACCTCTTCTCTATCTTCTACATCTGTACCGCCATGAACAAAGAAGATTTCACGGTCTGATATGTTATTATTTATCAATTCATAAAGTGGTTCACCATGCTTCTCCACATAGTTGAACAACACTAGGGTGTTGCCACTAATATCATTAACTAGATTCTTGATCAAGTTGTTACGTTTCTCATGCTCGACAATATATTCCATCTCAGCATGATAGTCTTCAAAGTATTTGTAATCGTGCTTACACACCAACACCTTGATACGGAACTTAGATAGGTATCCCTGTTTGATTAGGTCATCTGTCCTTGTAACCTTCTCACAGGCACCGAACAGACCCTCCAGGACCCACTTGTGTGTCTTGCTACCATCTAGTGTACCAGTGAACCCAAAGCGGTACTTGGCGTTGTGTAGCTTAGTCATGATACCTGTCAGACTCTTCGACTTAAATAGATGTGCCTCGTCACCGATAACACAGTCAATGTCATCAAAGTATCTTTTGGGGAATTTGTAGATTGATTGCCAGGTTGAAATAACAACTGGTTTATCCGTATTCTTATCCTTGCCAGAATATATGGAGTGACAATAGTCCTCAGCATTCCATCCATAGTCCTTAAAATCTTTTACCATTTGCTCTACCAGTGAGGTAGTTGGTACGATCAGCAAAATCTTTTTATTAGCAGCAGCATAGTACCTCACAATACTGTAAATCATAAGGGATTTGCCAGATCCAGTCGGTGACAAGAACAAACCTCTATTGTTCTTCAGTGCCTTGTACACCGTCATGTATTGATAATCTCTAGGTTTATACTTAGAGATGTAATTCATATAATCAGCAACGCCTTTAGGGGAAACAAACTTATTAGATTCCTCTACATCCCCGTACCAGTCGTTGGATTCAAAATTTAGTTTATATCGTCGTTCGGCACACCATTGTTTAAGATGAGGGAGTAACCCGCCATACAATTCACCCGTAGCAGGAGAGTACAGGTGAATCATACCGTCCCAGTATCTAAACCTGGGTTGCCTCTTTAGAAACTTTGCCTCTGGTAATTCAAAGGAAAAATAATCTGCCAGTTCATGATGAACATGCTGCTCGGAGTTAAGA